TGCCGGTATTGACATCATCTCCACGTTATGCCGGTGTTCTTATCTCCTCTGGCCGTCAGGCGTATACGTTTGCTAGTGTTCAGGGTGAAGATTTCACCCGTGAGGTAGAGATTGACATCACTGCTTTAGAGGATGCCGTCCTCGATCGCAGTGCGTATGTCGCGCTTACGCGAAGCAAGGCGGGTTGTTATGTGCATCTTCCGGCCATGGATCCTACGTCAAATCTCAAAGCACCGCCTACGGCCAGTGACCTTATGAATGCTTTGGTGTATGCCATCAGGGCTCAAGGATTTCCCAGCTTACAACGTCCCGATGCTTTAGTGAAAGCTGCCTTTTATAGACACTTGGCTACGAGCATGCCTTCGCTGCCTTGGTTTGCAAAGATTGGGGCCACACTCGATCGGGGTGAGTACCAAAACGTTTTCCCGGCAACAAGCCGCCATTCTTTGCAGGATGCTGCAATTGCTGAAGGACGCGTTGACGACGCAGTCGAGGCAGTCGCACCGCCAATCGACGAGTTTGTTCGTGAAACTCATTGGCATGCGAAGGAAGATCGTGAGGTGTCTGGACGTGGCGGGGCTACTAACCAATTCAAGGAAACCGCCTTTATTAACCCACACGTCCATATGCGCAGCGACACAGCAACATATTTCCTTTCTGTGCAACGAAGACTCACTCAAATGTCAGCTAAAGCAAACGCTCGGCGTATGGCACGGTGCCCGAGAACCGATATGTGTGATGAGTACGACAAGCTCGTTCCAAATCCTCCACAGTGGACTGCACTTAAGCATGACCAGTACTGTGATCGCGCCATTGAGGAGTATGAAGGCGCCCGCAGTGCAGAGGCTGTTAGAGCGAAGCTCGCTGCACATGACCCGACACGTACTGGCTCTGACATTAAGATCTCTTTAAAAGCACAGGTTATTAAGAAAGATGAGAAACGGCATAAAGTCGAAGCCATTCCTGGTCAACTTGTGCACGAGTATGACATTTCGCAGACTCTTGCTGATGCCCCGTTTGCTCTGTTTCTGGAGAACGAGGTGTTTGACGCATTTCCTGACAATTTCTTGTTTTATCGCAGAATGAATCCGCAACAGTTTATTGACGCCTACCAAAAACGGTGGCGTGTGAATAATGGCGTGCATACTTCGGATGTTACTCGATGGGATGTCGGGTGCGATGCAGGCGTGCTCAATTTTGACGTTCACGTCATGCACCGCTCAGGCTTTCCTAGAGATTACATTCTGTCTTATCTTGAACGCCGTTTGTCGAGCCGGAGCCAGCATGGGCCCATGTCCACAATGCAGAATTCTGGTGACCGATATACTTGGGCACTAAATAGCGTTCGTCGCGCCGTCGTTGCATCCATCGTCACCGAAGTCAAACTAGAAGACACTGTGGCGATCAATGGCGACGACGAGGCAATGGATCGATACAGTGATTCTAAGCCCTTTCCAGACTCTGTCTGGGAATTTAAGAATCAGAACGGAGAACGGGGTGAGTTTTCCGGGTTCGAGCTTGGTGGGCCCGTACCAACTTATTCTGCGGAAGGCATTCATTACCGGACTCTCATTCTAGAGTCTCGTGACCCGTCTGCACAGAACAAGTGGCTCAATTACCTAGGCCTCTTGCAATGGGCAGATTTGAACAACCCGTTATCTTTAGACGTGGCCCGTTCCGCTCAGCGTCATATGACGCCTCATCTATTCCGTCAGGCACTACCAAGTGCTTTGCAACCGTTTTTCAACTAGTCGCTGTTTGTGATTATTTTCCTTTACTTACTTGCTTTGTCTTTTCTCGTCTCTTTCCTTTCGTTCCTCTTTTCCAGCGCTCCTACCGGTGTCTTTAATGCCCGGG